ATATTGCACCTGATTGTATATCAATACCATTAGAACCATCTATTCTTACAACACCACTTCCGTTTGGTGTAAGTGTGATATTGCCATTAGATGTAGAAACAATATCCTCTCCGTTTACATCAAGCGAACCTCCAAGTTGAGGAGTCGTATCCTCTACTACGTTAGATATAGCGACACCACCAACAGCTAATCCTGATACGATTGTACTTCTTGTAATCTTTTTAAGACCACCACCTGAAGTATCTACTGCTAAAAATACGTCATCGTTTGCTACTGTAGATATCTCTGATAAGTCACCCACTGCTATAGAGTTAAAGTTTGTTCCATCTGCGACAAGCAAGTTACCTGAAGTATTAGTTCCCATAGTGATGTCATCACCTGTAACTGTCAAGTCACCACCTACAATCACATCACCTGTTGCTGTTATATTCCTAAAACCTGTAACATCTTTATTTGAGTCTACGATAACTGCTTTAGATGCAGTTACTGTTCCTGCAGTTATACCATCTACTAGATTTAATTCAGATGCATTAGATGTAACTCCATCAAGAATGTTTAATTCTGCAGTGGTAGCAGTTACACCATCCATGATATTAAGCTCTGCAGTGGTTGCAGTTACACCATCAAGTATATTTAACTCGTCTGTGGTAACTGTAGCACCATCTAATATTTCTAGTTCTGCCTCAGATATACCTGCACTACCTATCGTAAGTGTGCCTGATATATCTACGTTACCATTTATGTCTACTGTTGTAGCAGCTATTTGTATTTCTGTATCTGCTACTAAATCTAATTGTCCATCTGTAGTGGAACTGATGTGTATAGCTGTATCTCTGAACTGTATCTTTTCTGTAGAAGCAATAAGTATGTCATCACTAAATTCAAAATAATCCTCGTCTTCCATCCATTTAAGGACACCATCATTTGACTCTCCATCAAATGTAACTGTTATATCTGTTCCTGCAGTTCCTGCACCAAAGGTAAGTGTGTTGCCTAATAGCTTGGTAATAGGACCACCTTCTGCAGTTGTACCATCGTGAGTGTGTCCTGTGCTTGATGCAAAGGCTGCTAATAACTGATTAAACTCATCATTGGTATGAGCAGCAGTTATTGTATCTCCATCACTATAAGATGATTGTCTAGTGTATGTAGCTCCCATTTATCTTCTTGCTCCTACTTGATATTCTAACTGAAATCCTTTTAATGAGTATGGTGCAGTAGAACCACCATCGTTAACTCTAAGTGCGACTGCAAAGCCTGACCCCTCTACGGATTGTCTTACTAATGGTTGTGATGCACCACCATATGTTCCAAAACTTGCAGAGCTACCACCATATGTTGTAGTTCCATATATCGCAGCAATATCACTTGAATCTAACTCATAAGCTGCAGGTCTTGCAGAATCTTTTGCTTCATAGTCATATCTTAGAAATAAGTCTGCATCTATTGTTGATTCAGGTGCGAAGTTTACAATTACACGTTGCATATGTTTACGTATACCTGCATCACCAAAAGTCATATCAGGACCTCTGTACTTACCTAGTATAGCAGTTCCATCAAAGTCACTTCCTGATTCCTGTCTGTATACATAGCCACCACTATATGCACCATGTAAAGCTATAACATCTCCTGCAGATACAAATGTGTCTGTTGAGGCAGGTTTTATACCTCTTAACTCTGCAAACTCAAAAGTTTGTCCTTTTAATACACAGATAACACCTTTGGTAGCATTTTCACCTGTGCCATCTTTTGTAAAGAATATTCTATATTGTGTCTTGTCAGGTATAACTATTGAGTCAAACTCAGATGCACTAGATAAGTTTTCATCAAATAAACTCTGCACATTAGAGCTTATAGTTCCTAATTCAACGTCACCGATTCTTGCAGTACCTGCGATTGTACGCAGTCCATCAGGTCCTAAGAATATTAAATCACCTGCAAATTCTTGGATTGTATCTCCGTTGATACATCCTATATCTCTTGTCACTGCAGTTATTGCAAAGTTAGAACTTGATGTGCCTGATAATTTAAATATTCTATTCTGACAAAATATAAATAAATCTTCACGGAAAACTTTAAGTCCTGTTATTTCATCATCAACTTTAATAGTTCCTGCACCACTACCTGTGGCAAAGTTGTCTTCATCAAAGGGTACACTAAATACTAGTTCTTGTTTAGCACTTGACATACCTGCATAGAACATATGTTCTTTAAATGCTACAATAAACTTTGCACCTGTGACTGCAGTGCTTACTTCTCCACCACCACCTGAAGATACATCTGTTGCTGTAAAAGATGTGTTAAAAACTGTTGGTGCGTTTGTTCCGTCTACTACAATTAACTTATCATTACCATCAAAGTTAAATCTTTCAAAGTTATATTTACCTGCACTTGTTCTACCACTATCTATTGTTGTCCAAGAAGAACCACCCGGAGTGGCTTGAAATATGTTTGTTCCTCTTGCTGCTACAACTTTACTAGCAAATGTAGCTACCATTAATACTTTTTCAGCAGAAGAAGAAGTTTGAGGAACTACTGCAGTTACATATTTACTAAATCCATTTATTCTTCTGTAGCCACCCTCTATGTCAGGCTCAAAATTTTGTAGCTCTAGTGCTTCACCCGGTTTCATCATAAAGGTAGAGCGATTAAGAACCAATCCCCCTTCACAGTTAAATGCTACAGGTTGTACTTGCGAAGAGTCAGGCATTTAATTTATCCTTATACTTAAATCTGCACTACTTGAATATCCTATCTTTGGTATAAATGTAGACCTAATGTACTCAAATCTATTTACTAACAATGTTTGCATATTTTTTATACCTTGTTCAAATCTAGCAAAATTTAGCTGATATTGATTTGTCTCTCCTCTATACTGATAAACAAAAGCAGTAGCTCCATCAATTATAACTGCCGCAAATCTATCAGGTATAGTTGTTGTATCACTATGAGCCGACATATCTGTTGGAAAAGAAAAGAAATCATATTTTAAACTAAAACTTTTTGTCGGAAAAGGATATAATAAAAAATTGTTGTCAGGAGTTCTTGCTACATATTGTGGTACTCCACCTTGTTCAAACTGTGCTACTTGTGTATCATCACTATGAGCCGCC